GAAACTACAAGAGATTCGTGAAGAACTTAAAGCGGAAGCACTTTCAGATGGTGCTCTAACCTTGTTAAAGGTGCAGATTCAAAAAGAAATTCAAGATATGACTGGAATGATGCCAGGTCCTGGAGGAGATGGAGCAGTTCCACTGCAACCTACTCAACTAGGTGATGGCGACATTATGGGAGATAACCTCTCAGGTGCTCCAACCCCAGAAAATGCTGCCGACCCTGCTGCCCAAGAAATGGCTATGACAGAGGCTAGTATGGAGATGGATATTCGGAACAAACTGCTGACCGAATCCTATGGAACGAAAATTCCACAGAGAAGAGCAGTAGATAGAAGCCAATAAATTTCAGATGAAAAATCTGATTTAGCCTGACAAACACTTCGAAATGTTGTGCAATTATCAGGTAAGAAATGTGGGACACGCGGGTAAAACCGCATTCGGACAATAACCAAGGAAACGGATACGCAATTACTATGGAAAACACTGAAGTACAAGAAGTACAGATTGAGTCAGTAGTGCAAGAGACTGCTACTCCTATCGTGGAAAGTAAGGCTTCTAAGGAAGCAACTGACTTTGGCTTTTCAGCCGAAGACCTATCTCGTGCTCGTGCACAAGAAAAGGAAAAGTTGTATCCGCAAATGGAAAAACTAAAAGAAGAACTTGCTACCTTGAAGAAGGAGCGCGATGAGAAGGCAGAGCAAGAAGAAATTGCTCGTCAACAGCAGGCTGAACTTGAGGAAAAGAAACTAGAAGCAGACATGGACATCCGTCAACTTCTAGAAAAAAAGGAAAAAGAATTTCAGACTCAGTTAGAAGCAGAGCGTCTCGAAAGAGAACGAGCATTTGCTCTACTTGAGCAAGAAAAACATTTTCAAGAAGTAATGCAGTATCGTCAACAAAGAATTGAGCAGGAGCGTGAAAACGTAATTCCTGAACTCATTGATTTGATTGAGGGTAACAACCGTGATGAAATCGAGCAGAGCATCGCGTCATTGAAAGATAAATCTGCTCGTATTCTCGACTCTGCACAGCAGGCTTTACAGTCTACTCGCAGGGAAATGGCAGGAACACGTATTACGTCTCCTGCATCAGGACCTCTCGATAATGATTCGGAACAACGTTCGTACTCTCCCGAAAGTATTCGGGAAATGTCATTGGCGGATTACGCGAAGCAACGAGCCAAACTACTTGGCGAAGCAGCAGGTAATCGTGGTAAGGGACTGTTCGGGTAAAACCAAACAAACTAGATTATCCAACTAACAAGAAAGGACTGATACCAACATGGCATCAGCGATTACAGGCACCAGTGAATTAGCAGGAGCACCTACCGCATATAGTGGTTCAAACTCCAGCCTATCCACAGCAATTCAGACCATCTGGTCTAAAGAAATTTTATTCCAAGCAATGCCAATTCTGCGTTTCGAGCAGTTTGCAGTTAAGAAGACTGAACTAGGTGTAGCACCTGGTCTTCGTGTGAACTTCCTTCGTTACAAGAACTTTGCTGTAGACCCAGCACCACTTACAGAAGGTGTACGTCTAACAACAAACGCTCTTACAGCAGAACAAATTGCAATCACAGTTGCAGAACACGGCTACGCAGTAGCAGTTTCTGAACTACTTCTTAACGCATCATTCGATGACGTTATGGCATCATCTTCACGTCTTCTAGGTCGCCACATGGCACAGTACCTAGATGTACAGGCACGTAACACACTAGGTGCTGCAACATCTGCAGTATTTGGTTACGACCGTACAGGCGTATCAGCAGGGTCACAGTCATTCTACGACGAAGGCTCAAAGGCAACATCAATCTCAACCATCACAGCCAACCACAAGTTGACTACTGGTTCTGTCAAGGATGCTGCACTTACCCTTGCTTCAAAGAACATTCCTCGCTTAGGTGAGACATACGTAATGTTCATCAATCCAAAGCAGTCACGTGACATTCGTTCGAACCCAGAGTTCATCGAAGTTACAAAGTACGCTGCTCCAGGAAACTTCATGCTAGGTGAAATCGGTCGTCTATACGACGTAGTATTCATCGAAACAACTCAGGTTAAGTCATACGCATCAGGAGCAGTTGTTAACGAGACTGCAAACGTTGGTGCACCTGCTGACCAGACTGAAGTTCCAGTAAAGGCAAACACAAACCCAGGTTCAGGTGGAAACCCAACAGGTTCAACTTCACCAAACCCTGCTGGTTCATCTGCTGGCACTGCAGCAACAACTGTCTACGAGTCAATCATGATTGGTGACAACGCATTCGGTCACGCAATTTCCCTTCCAGTTGAACTTCGCGATGGTGGCGTTCTTGACTTCGGTCGTGAGCACGCTCTTGCTTGGTACGCAATTTGGGGTCTTGGCGTAATCACAGACCAAGCAATTTGTAAGGTCTTCACCGCTTAATTAAATAAGCATTGGTCGGAAGAGTCCCATACTCCTTCTTTGGGACTCTTCCGCCACAAAAATTAACAAAACAAACACAAGGAGAAATACATCGTGGCAAATAAAGCAACTAGTCCTTTGGACGCAACAGGGCGTGCACAGGAACAAGCAACAAGAGACAATGCAGAAGCACTTCGTAAGCGTAAGGAAGAAATTTCTACAGCGAACAAGGTTGAGGCTGAACTTCTGGAAACTGCGGTCTTTGACCCAAAGAGTCCAGAGAAACCAATTGTTCTAGACGAAATCGTAGAAGTTGGCGTAACACTTGCAAATGACAAAGTTGTTATCCGAACCATCACAGACATTGAAGAAATGACTTGGGGCGTAGGAAACACATACAACTTTAAAGCAGGAGTTAAGTATTCAGTTCCATCAGAACTGGCTAACTACCTTGAAGGTCTAGGTTATATTTGGCGACCAAACTAAACAATCTGTTTAGTTGTCGTCAATACTCTGGTTACTCCTCTAGTTTCTGCCCTCCTCCTAGAGGAGTAACCTTTTTAATGCTGATTAAATCTGGTTAATACGGAATCATTAGCATCTAGAGTTTAAGCACGGAGGATACGTGGCAACAGCGTCTAACTTAGCCGAAATGGTTAGGTCCGAAATAGGAGACTCCTCTAAGTCTTTTGTTATGCAGTTTATTGCAGATGGTACAACAAATAGATTTGGTCTTCACTACTCTCCAGTAGATGCAGCAAGCCTGTACGTAAGATTTGATGATTCCAATGTTTCCAACGATGTTTCCGTAGAGGAAGCAACAGGAGTATTGGTAACAGATGTAATTCCACCAGATGGAACTGAAATCACAGTTGCTGGCAACTACTTTAGATATTTCACACCAGCAGAAATTAATCGCTTTGTAGAAAATGCTGTACTGCAGCATTCAAATAATAGAACAGATTCTCTAGGAAGAATACAGACACTTGAAAATCTTCCTCCAGTAGAGGTGTATCCAGTATCTCTTCTTGCAAGCACACTTGCTCTTTATACTTTAGCAACAGATGCTTCTTTTGATATTAACGTCTTTGCTCCAGACGGTGTGACAATTCCACGTTCTGAGCGTTACCGTCAATTAATGGATATGATTCAAGCACGCAAAGACCAATACCGCGAACTATGTGTTCTGCTTGGTATCGGTATGTATCGTATTGAGGTATTTACATTCCGCAGAATTTCTAAGACAACAAATCACTACGTACCAGTTTATCGACCACAGGAGGTGGATGATTATTCATACCCAGAAAGAATTGAACTTGCCAGACCTACCTACGGAGACCAGCCCTCAGAGCGACCTTATGACTCTGTGGACCTTACTGCCTATCAAGATGTGGCGTTTACGTACTCTATTCCGTTCGTCGGAAGCCTCGTCACACGAGGAGTAGTAGCAAATATTCGTTGGAAAGCAGGAGTTTTACAAAGTCACATGCCGTTTACTGTGACAGTTACTACCTCTCCAACCGATAATACAAGCCATACGATTACTTTAAGTTTGACCAAGGACCAGACCAAAAGACTTGCACAGCGTATGTACTGGGACATCGAGTTAGTTAGTGATAACGGAACTCGAGAAACATACAAGGCTGGCAAACTATTTACAGTGCGTGAGGTGACAACGTAATGCCTATTGACCCAAATAGCCCTCTCTATCCAGAGATTGACCCTGCACTTTTACCTGGAGTTCCTACAACTCGAGGACCTCGTGGTTATCAAGGACCAACAGGACCAACAGGTCCACAAGGTCCTGCAGGTTCTGCTTCTGCAACTGGTGCGACTGGTGCAACAGGAGCAACTGGTGCGACAGGTGCAACAGGACCACAAGGTCCTACTGGTGCAGTTGGTCCACAAGGTTTAACTGGATTTACTGGTCCACAAGGTGCAACTGGTCCTACTGGTGCTGACTCTCTTGTAACTGGTCCGACTGGTTCAGCAGGAGCAACAGGACCTACTGGTGCGATGGGTTCTACTGGTGCTACAGGTGCAATGGGTGCGACAGGACCAACAGGTCAACAAGGTATTCAAGGTCCACAAGGTATTCAAGGTGCAACTGGTCCGACTGGTGCATCTGGTGTTGCTGGTAATACAGGAGCAACTGGACCTACAGGTTCACAAGGTATTCAAGGACCAACAGGACCAACTGGTGCTACTGGTGCTGCTTCAACAGTAACTGGACCTACAGGTCCGACTGGTGCACAAGGTGCACTTGGTTTTACTGGACCTACAGGTTCTACTGGACCAACAGGAGCAACTGGTGCTGCTTCAACAGTTACAGGACCTACAGGTAACACAGGACCTACAGGACCTACAGGACCTACTGGTGCACAAGGAACTGCTGTAACAATTAAGGGTGAGTATGCCGATGAAGCAACTTTACTTGCTGCTCGTCCTACAGGAAATTTTGGCGATGCTTATTTAATCGCAAGTGGTGATTTGTATGTTTGGACTCCAAACTCAACTCCACCAAACTTTGGTACATGGAATAACGTTGGAAACATTCAAGGACCAACAGGACCTCGAGGTTTTACTGGACCAACTGGTGCTGAAGGTGCTGCTTCAACAGTAACTGGACCAACAGGTTCTACTGGTCCTACAGGAGCCACTGGTGCTACTGGTGCTGCTTCAACCGTAACTGGTCCTACAGGTTCTACTGGACCAACAGGAGCAACTGGTGCAGCCTCAACTGTTACTGG